CCATATTATCGTAACAATATATATTATTTGCGTTAAATCACTTAAAAAGTAACTACTAGTATATAGTATAATAAGATGCCTGCTAAGAAAACCACATCTAAGACTGAGACTGAACAAGTCCCCCCTGCCGTTGTTGAATCTGCCCCTGTAGTAGATAAGAAAGTTAGAAAGCCCAAGGCTCCCAAGGCTGAGGTTGCAAGTGTTCCTGTTGTTGAATCCGCGCCTCTTGTTGATGCTGTTGTCAATGATTCTGCTGATGCAGAGGCTCCCCTTGCTGAGCAATCAGTTGAGTTCCTTGCCAAGCTCCAACAACTCGGAGTTCTTATCTCCTCCTTGAAGGCTGAGTACAGAACTCTTGAGAAGAAATGGAGTCGTGAGGTAAAGACTGCCCAAAAGCAATCCACCAAGCGCAAGCGCAAGGCTGGAAATCGTGCACCCTCTGGTTTTGTCAAGCCTACCAAGATCTCTGATGAGCTTGCATCATTCCTTGGAAAGGAGAAGGGAACTGAGATGGCTCGCACTGATGTTACTCGTGAGATTAACACTTACATCCGTGCCCACAAGCTCCAAGATAAGGACAATGGTCGCAAGATCAACCCTGACTCCAAGCTTGCTGCCCTTCTCAAGCTTAAGAAGACTGATGAGCTTACCTACTTCAATCTTCAAAAGTTCATGTCTCCCCACTTCGCAAAGGCTGTCAAGGTTGAGGTTGCTACTGCTTAACTCCATCACTTTTTAAAAGCGGAATAAAAATAAAAATAAAAGTAAAAATAAAAATAAGAAATAAATTTTAAACAAAATCAAATAAAAATTATATAGTCTTTTTGACTACATAATTTTTGAACACGAATATTCAAATACTTAATATTTTTATATCATGATGTCTTTTGATTTATCAACAATAATGTTAAACCAATATTCAATGGTTAATAATTTTAAAATTTCATTTCTTTTAGAACCTTCATAATAATCCTTTAACTCTGCATATTTATTCATCAAAAAATCTTTAGACAAAGCACCCTTTTCTAAATCACCAATAAAACAAACAGGAAATTTATTAAATACTTCGTCTAACGGACTATGTTGAATTATTGGTATTGTTCCATATAAAATACATTCAAAAAACTTTGGACAAGGATCATAACCGCCGCCATGAATACATAAGCAAAATTTTGACGATTTTAACTCTATAATAAAATCATTTTTGGGAATTTCTTTATCAATGCATTTTACAAAATCTACCCATTCGTTTTTTGCTAATTGGTTACTCGTTTTTCTATCATGCCACTGACTATTGTCATCATGAATTCTGTTGCATACGAGGCATAAATTAGTTTTTTTAGAGAAGTCTATATTATAGAATTTGCTGTCAAATATATTAATATTACTTTCTAATATCCCTAATGGAATCGGAGACATTTTTGGATGTTGTGTATCTAAATTTTCTACAAAAATATGGATTAATAATGGGGATTCTATTAATTTTTTAATTAAAAATTGGCAACTTTTATATTCGTTACGTCGTACGTCACCTTTTCCAGAAGGAAAAGTATAATCGTCTGAAGCAACAACAAGTACAAATTTGTTTTTTATATCACTAAGTAAATTGTTTACTAGATATTTTATTCCCGAATTTCCTCTATAAGCGTTTAAAAAAATTATTCTAGGTTCTCCTTCTTTTATTTTCAACAACTTGTTTGAATGAATAAACCAGTCACATTTTTTCGCTAATCCTGTTAAGTTTTCAATGGTATAAACATCCCGTTTCTTTAACCGAGTATTCATAATTTCCATTATATTACATAATATCTTAATATTAAAAAATTAATTTAACGACTCTTGTAAATAGATTATAAAAATAATTATAAAAAATCATAAATTATTATTTTCTATTGGACACAGTTTCAAAATCATCAATGCTATCATCATCAGAATCATACTCATCTATTGCGTTTTGTAGTTCATCGTATGTAATATGAGACTGATAATGTAAAACAATTGGCACAGTTATAATATTGTCTTTATCGTTTATTTGATAATTTTTATTTAAAATATACCTAACTGCAAATGTTACATCTATTTTTTGTGTTTTAAGTATATCAATTAAGCTTACTGCATAAATATTGTCTTTTAAAGTTTGTCTATCATATTTATTATTATATAAATCCAACATTTATATAATATCATTCTATTTTTAAATAAAAGTTTATAAAACATTATATATTTATACATTTTATACAGGAAAGATAAAACCGTCTGTTTTCAAAATATTTTGTAATTCATTTTTAATTATAGGTCCATCTGCTATTTTTATATTTTCAAACATTTTTATATTATAGTCGTTAGTTAGATCAAATATACTATAAATTTGTTTAAGCAAATTATAATCTTTTATATAATCGTTATTTTGCAATAACCAGTTATAAAAATCTGTATCCTGTTTTTCTGTTTGATATTGTTTAAAATATTTCAACGTTTTATAAAGATTTGGCGAATCATCGTCATTATTATTTGTAGTATTGTAATCCGTCCCGGATAATATACAAATTTCTCTCAATTCTTTTTGAGTAAAACCCAGTTTATCTAAAATTTCTGTCATATTGTATAAAACTATAGTGTGATTAAGTAAGCTCAAATATCTTATTACTCGCGGACACCCATAAACAAACATATCCATATCTTCACTTAAACAAGCCCATACTTTACCTTTAATTGTTAACATCGCGCACAAATGATCTGCTTCACCTGGCGCGTCGTAATAGGTAGCACCATATGCGCGCATTAATTGTTTTACTTGTTCAATATCATTTTTACTAATACGTACAAATTTTTTCTTCAATAAATCCATATTGTTTATTAGTTCTTGTTTTTCATCATAATCTATATTAGGACTACTATGTAAGATTCTTTTTAATTTATTGAATTCTTTTTCCGCTTCTTGTTTGTCTTCTCGCCGTTTAATTAATAATTCTTTTTTTTCAAGAGGTGCTTTACCATCAAATATAAAGATGGGCGTTACATTATAATTTCTAAATATAGATAACATCAAATATATATTTTCAATTAGGTTTCCTTCTGAAGCATATTTATACAAATATATACTTATATCTACTGCTATCTTTTTTCCAGATAATTCCGCAATAGATATAAAATTCATAGAACTTGGAATAGTATTTCTAAAAAACCGGTTTAAATATTTTATTCCCATTTTTATTTTTATGTTGTTACATTAATATTTTATATATTTATTTATATCATTTTTTTATTATATATTTATAATATTTAGATATTATAAATGGCTACATATAATGTTAGCGGAGGGTTGGCTATTGTAGTAATTTTAGCATTAATACTATTCTTTGTGATATTCGGTTTTGCAGGAACAACTATCAGTGGCGGAAGTGCTCTTAAAAAGATGGTGGGTGGAAAAAAAAATAAAGATTATAAGAAATATAAAAAATAAAATTGAAATACTTTTGTTATGTATAATCAAAGTCATATATAACAAAATGCAGACCAGAAGTCAAACCCGATATCAACAAAATTACAAAAAAATAGTACCATTATATGAAGTTAATATTGACTTTGATGGTGCGAGTGAATCTTGGAAATCAAATAAAAAATCAATTGGTAATGGAAGTTATAAATATATTTGTTGTGTCTTGAAAGCCAATGGAGAGAAATGTGGAATCAACTGTTTACCATACGAACAATGTTGCAAAAGACATTACAAAAGAGTGAAACTATAAATGAAAATGTTTAACCCATTTCACAAATACTCATTCGCAAATTTGATAAAATATAATTTAAATTTTGTTTTGTCTTTGTTTTTTGATCGTGTATAATATTTAAAAAACGCTGTGATTCAAGTATACCATTTAACATACTTTTAGTTTTGTAATTTTTTTCTATAAATTTGCAAAATTCTTTTTGATTTACAAGTGTCTTTTTAAATTGTAAGAGAGAAAAATTGTTATTTTTACACCATGACAAAAAACCCTGGTAATTATTAATTAGTATTGTTTTAATGACATAATAAGCCAAGACATTTGTTTTTTCTTTATAAAGGTTCTCTCTAAGTATTCTACTAGGTTCTGATTTTGAATACAAATCTGTATAAGTTAATCCCATAAAGTTGAGGGTTTTAACAAGCTGAAAAAAACTATATGTTCTTTCAAAATTAATGAAAAACTCAGAATTAGAGAGAAATTCGTCAATATTATTTTTATCCTTTAATTCTGAAAAACTACAAAATAATGCATTCATAATTTCAGCCCAAAATTCAGTATATGACTCATACAGATTTACATCAGAATTTACCTTGAAAATATTTAATATACATTTTTTTGATTCTTCATTATTCATATCTGAAAAATCCAAACCAAAATTATGAAATGTTTCGTGAATAAAAACCTTGAACCATTCTTCATGCCGAAATACTACAATCTCTGAATCTTTTGGGCACGTTGTAGTAAAAGCAGTATTCACATGTTCTTCATCTAGAATATAAATATTAGAAGTAGGGAGTTTCTTTTCAAGAGAAGTAAAATAAAAATAAACCACTAAAGTATTCGCACACTGTTTTGATGCGTATTGGTTTAATATATATAACCACATAATAATATTATCAACATATTTATTGAATACATCAATCTTCAACTCAATATTGTCTTCTTCTACTATAAAATATAGTTTTATATTTCTACCATAGAGAGAAAAATTATAAGTAATTTCAGATATAGTAGATTCATTTATATGTTTACGTATTACTTCTGGAAAACTATTATAGTTAAAATTTTGCGGTTTAGATATTTGGTGTGCATTTAAAATTTTTTTTGTTGAAATATTATAATATTTACCCTTTTGTTTCAAACTATTTAAATACTTGTAGGCGTTTAAAATATCTTTGTATAAATCACTTATTATATCATCGGTGCGTTTGGTTTTATTCACTTTATTGATACGGTTATTTTTTGTAAAAAATAACATTAATTCTTTGCTTTTTTTAGATAATTTCATATTATTATATTATGTTATTTATTTTTGAGATTTTCTTAATATATTTTTGATATTATATATAATCTCAAAATATACAGATTTTGCAGAGGAATAAAGTAATTTATATATTTTGAACCTACTTTTAATTTTTCACCTAATCCTATCTTGATGTTCTCTAGATATCACTACGTCTAATTTTATCACGAATTAACATGAGTTCGTCAAATATAACAGGTTTTGATCCCCTTACAAAGTGTTGTAATTTTGCATTTCCTGTAGCCAATAATAATTTTTTTAAATCTGGGTTTTGCGTAAATTTAGCATATTGAGCTGCATACATTTCTTTACTTTGTCTTTTCCCAAAGAAATCAGCATCAGCTGTAACTTCTAAAGGTCTTAGTAATTCTCCTTTAAATTTTCCTGTCTTTCCCCCTGCAGCTTTAGCCATAAGAGGATCTTTTGATAAGTCAGTTCCAGAATCTAGAGAGAAACTTAAATAGAAATCAGGATGTCCCTTCTTAAATTTAGCGCCTTGGTAATAATGTTCAACTGATGACCAACGATGATTATCTAAAGAGAAAGGTGCAACCCAAAAGTTAGACAGTTTTTTACGCCACTCTGGAATGGTCGCCAACTCAGAGAATTCAATTAACCTATCACTAGGAATTTTCTCTCCACTCCCTTTTCCAGGCAGTGGTTTTGGAACCGATTTAGAATAAAATTGGAATACAATATCATCATCATAAAGCCCTCTTAGCTTACTTTCACTTATATCTTCATATTCTGCCTCTTTTATTACAACCTTTGTTTGAGATGCTTTAAATTTTTGGAAATCAGGAATAATAGCAAAAGGTCCGGAATTACGTTCCATGCACTTGTCAGCAATCATTTTCTTTATATCATAAGGTATTTCACTAAATTTAAAAATCATTTTTTTTTTATAACCAACCACTTTATAATGATTACCAGTGTGATCAACCATAATATAAAACTCGGGAGTAAATCTTCCGCGTTGTTCTAAAATCCGGTCATTGAGTTGTCCACATTGTAATACATTTTTAATATCGCCGGCTTTGTATAACTCACTAGATAACACAATTAGTTTTATATTTAATATTCTCTCTAATGTTGATATAGCCCAAGTGTCGGCCCAAAAATCACATCCTCTAATTTTCCTTTTAAAATCTTCAATGGTTTGAACACCCTTC